TCACCACCGCAAGTACTTTTTTCTCTTTGGTGTCAAGGGCAAACAGCATCGGCACATCTTCAAATTCATCAGCGTTTGCCCCGAATTTAGAAAACACATCAATGTCGCTATCTTTCCACGTTTCGCACTCGCATTTAACGTGAGCAGAAAAAGACGCTGCAACGGGTGTAGGTGTAACCGCCAATCCCAACGCTTCACGGGTTTCATCAAGCGTTGCAATGCCTGCCTGATAAAGAGCCACATAATCAATTGCTAAAAAGTCGCTGTCTTTGGTGCTGATTATTATGCCCGGATAAACGGTTTCAAAAGTATTTTCAAGGCACGTATCAATTTTGTGTTGCCTACGGTTTACGTAAGATTTGTGCAGCAACTCGTATGCCTCAATCATTTCATTGCGTTGCCCCAATGCCCCCTCTGTGGAATAACCGAGCAGAATTTTAGGGAAGTTGTGGCCGACAAAGATTTCATCCTGCACCGTTTCGTTCAACTGCAAAAACTGCTTGTCCATCTCGCTGGGTTGCAGATGGTTGATGGTGGCCTCTTTCTCGTTCATTTCATTGAACTGAATAAGCACACCACCAGCGTTGTCGGTACCCGTTGTTTTGGCTTTGAACTTCCGCTCAAATTCGTAGGCTATTTCCTGTGATGGCTGACCTTTAAAAAGTTGCACCAAAGTACCATTTGAAAACCCGTTGCGGATATTGTTGTTGTGGAAGTTAGCTATCTCAACATCAATCTCAATGTATTGTAAGCAATGCTGATAAGGCGGTAAAGGATAAACACCCAATCCCGGCCCATATTCCCTAAAATAAAACAGCTGCTTTTCTAATGGCTGTGCCTTTTTAGGGTTAAAAGGGCGGTAATGCACCATGTCCTCATGTTTGGCCTTTTTCCAATCCTCGGCATACATGTACAATTCATGGTCAAGGGTGCGGATTTTGCTGAAATCAACGTGGTAAAGGGCAGAAATTTGCCCTAATTTGTTGTAGCATACCTCATACGCAAAGCCATTAAACAATTCATAATCCAATGCCAGCTTATTTTTGAACTCCTGCACACCCTCGTATGGGTTCACGTAATCAATTATCTTGGCTCCGTTTGGGTTGCCGTCCACAATCGTTTCTTCCCCTGCCACAAAACGTGCCTTTTGACGCACGATTGCACCATGCTTTGGGGAGCGGTTGTAAAACTCCAACAAATGGTTGGGGAAATCATTGCTATCCCCATAATACATTATGCCCTTATTCTTGTTTTCCTTGAATATCGGCAACTTGCTTTCGGCAAAATTTATGCGTAAAAGTTCAAAACTCATCCTACGTTGTGCTGTTTAATCGTTGTGTTTACTTCGTGGTCATTAAATGGTGTGTGGCTGGTAGATACGTATGCAAGGCCTCTGTCTATTTCTTCATTTGCCAATAGGTAGTTGGTATTTGTCGGACTTGTCTGTGCGTATAGCGACCAATAATGTGTACCTACGGCAAGGGTTTTGGCGGTGCTGCTACCCTCTACAAATGAAAATAACTGATATCTGTTGGGCGATGTGCTGCTGTCAGCCACAATAAATGCTTTGCGTTCCTGTGACATTTCACTTTCAAACACGAGCAAATAATACACGGGAGAAATTGTCACTTTCTCCTTGCCTGTGATTATCAATTCAGGTGTGCCGCTTTTTGTGATGTACAACATCTACCCATAAAAGTAGATAGATTTGATGTTAAACAAAAAGGGCCACCAAACGGTGACCCCCCTTGCATGAAACACATACAAATCAAGAACCAAGAGCGAGCGAAGATACAACAGCCGATTGAACTTTCAAAGGCAAATCTGTTTCCTTGTGCAGAAAATTCAGCACGTGACCTTTGAAGTCACCAAATGCCTGACCGAAATTGCTTTCGCTCTGTTGCAGTTGTACTCCGTAATCAGCACCCAACAGCCAGTAGTCACCGCTTGCATCAAGGGCAATGGCCAACATGCGGTTTTGAGCCAGCAGTTTTATTTCGTTACGCTGTGCGGTGGTAACTTTGTGCAGACGAGCAACCAAGTCAGCTTCGTAAAATACAGTTCCGTTCTCGGTTGATGGGATGGTACGCCAAGTCATTGAGGCGGTTTCTTTTTCAAGTTCATACTTGAAGTAAGATTTGCCACCTGACAAGGTGTGGGCGGAAACTTCTCCGCTTGATTTAGTTAGGGTAGATTTGGCATCGAATTCAACGAGCCAAATTGTCTTAATTCCGGCACTTGCTGTCTTACAGTCAAGGGTAAATCCGGTGGTGAGTATACAGGCCATATAAATTTTTTTTAATTAAAAAGGGGGTGAGGTTGTATCCCCACCCCCCGGGTTAAACTTTGGTAATTTACTTAATGGTTAAAGTGTAAACAATACTACTTCTTCTGGGTATGCTACCTGCACTCCATATTTGAAAGCAGCGTGGAATTGTACACGACGCTCAAATGGGTTGAAGATGAACTCAAAGTTTTCTTCTTCGTTCATCAGGTCAGTTCCCAAGAAGAAGTTAGACCATACACCAGCAACAATCTTGTTGGTTCCGTTCATGCCGTTCAAACCATAAATCTTGATGCCGCTGATAGGGTCAACCAATTCCATTGCTGCAACTTCGTTAGCAGGGTAGTGGTAAAGGTTAGCACCTACCAACCATTGACGGTACAAACGGAAAGTGTCAGTACCCATAGCAATCATCAGGTCGGGTTTGTCAAGCAGGGCAGCAGGGATAACACCGTAAATGGTAGCAATGATGTCATCAATGTTTGATGCAGTGATTGAAGCATATGCGTTGCCTACGTTACCTTTGATAGGGTCACCAGCACCGCCAAATCCGAGGTCACCGAGAATGGTCAGGAAACCATCCCAGTAGCCGAGGTTGCCAGCACCGCCAGTTGTATCACCCTGCCAAATTGCAGTTTCGATAGCTTCGGCAATCTTGGCAGCTTTTTCAGTACCAATCTGCTCGGTGAAAACACCCATGTCGATAGCTTCGCCAGCGGCAAGTGCTTTTTGAGTGTACTTGGTTTCCAAATCTTTTGGACACAAAGTTTCCTGCACCTTTACTTTACCTACGGTCAAAGTACGCTTTGAAAGGGTGGTGTTACCGCTGGTCTGGTAAGAACAGCTGTCAGTTTGAAAATAAACGTCAGAATAAAGCAGAGGCAGTATTTCTGCGCTTTTGATACCGGGGAGAACCTGTCCTGCACCATTCAGCAGAGATGCTGTTTTTGATGTGAACATAGCTTTGGTCAGGAGCTGTAAACTTTCTTCCTTGGTGTAATTGGTTAGACCTGTTACGTCAAATGCCATGATTTTAAATTATTTGATTTTTTTGATTGCGGACAAAAAGCCATTGAAGTTGTCCTCTTGTTTTTGTTTTACTGCACCGATTGGCTTTTTGGTCGGTTCAGGTGTAGTAGTCGCAAACTTTTCAAATACTGAAAAGGTCTCTTCTACTTTGCCCAACACATTGATAAGGGCGTTTTCGAGAACGGCAATTTTTGCAGCCATCTCTTCATTGGCGGCACGCAGAGCGTCAAATTGTTCCAGCGATGCGAATTGATTTTCGACTTCAACTTCCTCAACGGGTGCTTGTTTCTGCTCAATCAGTTCAACAACCCCATCTTTGGTAGTAATCAGTTGGCCATCGGTGGTTTCATGCACGCCATCAGGAGCAGGCACAACGCCCTCTTCTGTTTTAACTGACAGCATGCTACCCACGTTTAATTCATCACCGTCAAATACTACGATTGTGCCGTCAACCAAAGTCAACTCACCAAACGCAGCTTCAACGGGTTCAGCAGGAATTTCATTGAAACGCTGCTTAACTTCCGACATAAATGCCGCAAGTCCGCTTTTCATTTCGGCTAATTCTAATTTGAAATCCATACACTAAAAGGTAGTGTACTAAAAACCTATGCAAAATTTTTCAGCATGTTGATTATTTCACGCATTTCTGCAATCAACATTTGGTCATCATATTCCATGTCAAAAAAGCCTTCAACTGAAAATCCTTTCCACTCTCCGGCCTTTACTTTTGCCCACAACTCATCATTGTCTACTAAATAGGTCAGGAACCAGCTACCGTCTTTGGCATCCTCATATCCTTTGGGTGGCATAACCCCACGCTCCCGGTCAATGAAATAACTCTCAATCATGTGGACACCGTTTTCAACGGGTGTTTCGTGGTCTGTGTTTACTGCCTTATAGAAGTTTTTGCGGACAAATTTCTTTGCAATAGTCCAAATGGTAGGTGCGTCAAAGGTCACATAGTACTCGCCTCGCACATCATCATAGCGGTAAATGGGTAAATCAGCCAACATTGCAGGGCCAGTCACAATGCGTTTTTCCTCATCCTGCACCGAATACGCTTGTTTCATGTCTATCTGCTGTAATTTACGGCTCGCCCATTCAATACCCTCATCACCACCCCATGCCAACCACATCAACCGACCGCATCCATCCCCTAATTCTTTTGTGCTGTTCTGCCTATGACGTTCAAATCCTGCCATCCTTG